GTAGCTTCTCTATTTGTAACACTAATAGATTCTGAATGTGTATCAACTGTTTTAGGAATACTAGTAGCAGTTGTATTAACGTATGCAAGCAATGATACATTTTTATTTGCTGTAAGGCCTGATATTTTAACCTCGGTGTTACCTACTCCACCACTATCAATTGTTAAAGACGTAGTAACTTCACCTGCGCTGTCGTATGACAAGATCCATTGAGATTCGTCAGCAAAATCTTCATCCGAAGCATTTGTTTGGAAAACTGCTTCACCCAAACCATTTGTAGTTGTTGTTAAAACATCGCCAACTGTCAAACTTACTGCGCCTGTAATTTCTTTCGCAAATTTGCTAGGCAAATTAAATAGCAATGATGCCTGCTGCGGATCAATTAGTTGTGCTCTATTTTCTGTTAATAAAATATTAGCTTGGTTAGCCGAATCAACACCAATACTTTTTGCCGTGCCGATATCTCTTAGGCTACCCGATCCATCAGAATCTATGTTTAAATCAAAAATATGCAATCTAAAGTTATTTGTATTTGCGACTTTATCTATAGAACGAATTCTAGCTGTAGCAATTGATGTTCCCAATAAATCAGCGCTGTCATATATATTTACTGTACTGTAATCGCCGACTTTAGAAATTAATCCTTTTAAGGATGCGCTACCAACTGGATAATAATTACCATAATTACTAGCAACGTTTTCTGTTGAAACAGTTCTTTTATCATTGGCAGTTCTTGGTTTAGGAACACGAAGCGTTGTATTGTTGCTTTTTTCAATTCTATAACCATTAACAAATGCTACACCCGGCTTAACAATATAGCGTAAATGATCGGCGCTACTATCTGTTAGTACTTCTAATTTAAATTTATCTTCAGCATTTGATATAAAGTTGCCGGATACATCATCAGTTCTTTTTGCTAGTGTAGTACCTAAAGTGTTTAAAATATTGTCGTTATACTGTAATGGCTCAACAATGCCGTTTCTAATTCTAATTAATTTAATAAACGTGTCAGCATCTTGATCGACATTACTTAAAAGGTCGAGTGTTAATTTAATTCTATATCTGTCAGCACCAGGTGATGTTAAGTTTGGAGTAGATCCAGCGTTATCATATAGCGCCAAATCATCAGTAACAGTAACAATTTCTTCAGAAATTTTGTATACTACTGTATCGTTTGGCTGATTAGAATACTTTGAAAGAACTAAAGATTGTTTTGGAACAAAAACAAAATGGCCTGATTGGAAAACTTCAGTACTAGGAACATTAATAAGAGATGAACGTCCAGTAGCAGGATTAGCAACTGTGTCAATTGATTGAATTGTAAGAGTACCTAAATCAGTCGTTAGATCTTGGCCAGAAGCAAGGTTAACAATAGATTCTGTATCAGCTGTTCTTGATTGATCATTAGAATCCACAATCGCATATAGGATTGTAGCAGGATCAGAATTAACAGCAGGAATAACTTTTAAAATATTAATTTTAATACCTAATGTGTTTGTAGCATAAGTATTTTCTAAAGCTGCATAATTAGTAGGTAAAGTATTTGTAGAGGTATCTAACTTTGCAAAAAATACTGAAAAATTACCTAATTGAGCAGTACCTAAATTGCCTGTAATTACACTGCTTTCTTTAAACAGATAACGGCCAAGTCTTTCAATTTCTTTATTGATAATAGTCTGTAATTGAGTTAGTTCTCTTGCTTGTAGAGCTCTGCCACTATTAAATAGAATACGATGATAGTTATCGCTATCCCGATAATCATCTTTGTAATTACTTAAAAATGTATTTTTTAAAACTGTAGTAGCCATAATCTACCCTTAAAGTTGAATAATGATTTTAACGTCTTCAGTCTGATCCTGAGACCTTGTCACTGATAGGTTTCTATTATCTATATACAATAATTCACCTGAATGTGGCTCAAATTGTGGTGCGATAGTAGCAGAATCAGCAGTTCTATTTGCAGTAGCAGTCGATGTCGTTACGACCTCACCATCTGTAAATGGCGTAAATCCGGTTTCTTCAGTTTGGTGATACCAGATTGTTGTAGAGTCATCATAAAAATCGATATAAGCTTGTGCAGCAGATGTACCACCGGTAACCACTTGGTCAGCTTGGAAAGTATCAGCAGCGCTAAGTCTCATTTGTTTTAAGGCAAGACCAGTGTTTCCAGTAAATGCAGCTGTTGAATCATATTGTAATGGATTTTTAAGAAGTGCAATTTGTCTAAAGTCATTACCTGTTACAAATACACCTTCTTCATTACCATCGGCTACAACATTAAAGTTTACAGCTCTAGCTCTTAGGTCTCTGGTTGGATCTCCACCCACTCCTAATGGAGGTGCAAATACCGGTACCGCAGTGGCACCTGCACCACCTCCACCTGATATTGTAATATTAGCGTAATCATAACTATTACCAAATGGGAAACCGCCAGCAGACTCATCTACTTCAATTGTACCAATTGTATTTGATGAAGTAACGACTGCACGTGCATGGGCACCAACACCATTACCTGTAATAGTAATAGTAGGCGAACCAGTAAATCCGCTACCTGCATTTGTAACACGATAGCCAATAATTTGACCAGTTGTTGCAGCTTGTTGAACTAAATATTGAGCGTAATATGCATCAGCAGGAGCAGCAGAATCAATTAACTGAACTGGCATAAAGCTAGCTGTTAAGAACCTTGTAGCATCTGCGGCTGAAATAGTATACAAATATTTCCAGACGTAACCATCAGCAAGTTCTGTTAAAGTACTAGGAGATGTTGAGGTAGGCTGAACGGTAGATGTAACGCTATTACCATTAGAGTCTTTACCTTGGCGAATACAAATGTAAACATTGTTTTCATCAGTAATAATATAGTATCTAGAACCTTGAGAAACTGAGTTATCATTATACTGAGAATAAATTGTGCCAGAAGACCAGTTATATCTTGGAACAACCAATGATGTATCTAGCACAGCTTTGGCGGATTGCATGCTATATCTAAACTGTTTAATTTCTCTTTCAGTATTAAGGGGCGTAGGAGGAGTATCAGTACTATCCCATGCCTCTGATGCACCAAGTGCAATATAATATCTGTTAGCGGAATCCTCAAACTCTGTAAGCAAAGAATTTACTAATTGATTTTTAATTCTATCTGTAATTATAGCTACCATTTTAGATTCTCATTTATGTAATTGAAATAAGCGTATCAGCAGAATCAGCTGTACCGAGATAATGCCAGTTAGCTTCAACACTTTCCCAAATTAATTGTGCTAGTGAATTGATACCCATCGCCATCGACGTACCGAATGCAAAATTGCTTGATGTTATAGTTGCTGTAGATGTTCCACGGTTTAACAAAATCTTTAACTCACCGTTTTCTGTGCCGTTTTCGAGAGTAAACGAGGAAGGTGATGTTGGGTTTAAAACAATAAAGGTGTCCTGTGACATATCACTATCACCTATACCTAATTGTTTACTTGCATAAGCAATTTTACCCAGTCTTACAACTCCAGTACCTTTAGGCTCAATATTAATCCCTACATTCGTATCAGTACCTGTTGCAGAGATTGTAGGTCTGTTACCTGCTGCAGCATTTGCAAGTGTTAATTCATTTGTTGCTGAAGCAGTAGCGGTGACTTTAAGAAGTTCGGCACCGTTTACATCAACAACTGCTGTACCAATTTTAGGTGATGTCAAAGTCTTATTAGTTAACGTTTGCGTTTGTGCATTAAATGTAATCGTATCGCTATCAGCTAAAACGGGCAAGTTAACGTTAATATTTTTAGATACTAAATTACCTGGCTTAATATTATATGTATGACTTGAATTTGTATCGTTAATAGAAATGCCATCAAGTAACGGATTGTTCAACGTGGCACTGTCAAGAGTTTTATTTGTTAACGTCTGTGTGGCTTCATTTATTGTGACTTCACCTGATGAATCTGGTAAAGTAAATACTAGTTTTGAAGCACCTTCAGTATGCGTAAGGACAGTATTATTAACAACACCAACAAACTCTAAACCACTATCACGTAACCTGACCGCGGTTGTAAGAGCTGTGCCAGAATCACCTCCACCAAACTGGGAATATAATTCTACAAAATTTTCATTTATTTTAGTACCGGCGTTACGGAGCGTATCACCTGTTCCGTCATTTGCGGTTGAGCCGGTATTAATTACTTGCCTTGCCATGGGGGTTCCTCAATTTACTTAAAAGTATTTATATCAGTTTTAATAAGTACCAATAGAATCATACCAGTCTTGATCTAATGTTTGTTGTCTTCTTACCGTATCCATTGTCACACTGTAGCCGTCAGAATCAGTATCATCAAATGTTGGCAGTGATGGTGACAATGCTGTAAGAATACTTGGATAGCTATTCAGTTCGCTTAGGTTCATATCGGAATCAATTGGCAGTAGATCAATGCGATAAGTTTCGTTGCCGCTATCAATCAGGCCAGTCACATCAGCAGATGGTTGAGCTGTGAGGTCAAACAGAGCTTCACCTGTAGTGACAACCGCAGTAGACACAGTTCTCGCTATTTCTGGCATAAGTGTGTCGATCCCAGCGGCGTTTGTGGAGGCAATCTGCACCTGTCCACCTAAATACATGCCAGCTGGATGCACAAATAATTTATATGTTTCTCGCCATGTATCAATAGGAATATCAGACTTAATTAGGATTGATAAGACTTGATATAGTTTATTATCTGTCAAAAATCTTTGAGATTCTGCACCAATCTTAGATGCGTTTGATACGATCTGTTGACCAGTATTGTTTGAACTATCTAATGAGTAATCAACACTGGGCCCAACTTTAAATATCTGTTCCTTTGGATATACCACGTCAGGGTCTGAACCAAAGAATGCTCTAAAGAACTGTTGAATACTATAACGAGTGCCCTTAGAACGATAAAGAATATTCGAAAACTTTGAAGCTTCACGTTTGTTTATAAAACCACCAAAGTAAGCTTGACCCAAAAGTATTTCATCTTCAATATATTGTAGGAGTTCAGTATCAACCTGGGTAAGATCCCGAGATCTATACAAATCTCTGATTTTTACATCAGGGTTTCCATTCTGCTCCATCCATTCATAATAGGCTTCAAGTAAAGTAATAATATTAGAATACTCTTCAATGAAGTATTCTGGTAATACCGCGGTAACTTCAGACCTCTGAAGATTTAAATCGCGTCTATTATTGTCTCGGAGTGTTTTATCTACCTGTGTCATTAATCATTCGCTGTTGTAGTTATTACATTGGCAGCTGACACATCGGCATCGTAAACTAACAAATTATTTCGAACGG